GATCTGACGTGTGATGTCTTTTTCTTTCAGCACAACCCGAACCTCTCGGCCAGCCGGGCGGCGCCGTAAATGGCAAGAAACGCCCAAACCCACAGAACCAGGGTCAGGCCGATAATCGTTGCCCGTCGTGATAATGCGCTCCATCGTTTCATACTGCCTCCGTTACAATAAATTTTTTATAATCTGTGACAAAACATGACGTTAATTTGTTTATCGGGATTGCATAAAACGACGCCTTCCCGTGCTCGTTATTGAATTTCAGCTTTCCAATTTTATCAAGTCCGCCACAATCATCGACATACATCTTGTATTTTGCGACATCTATCAGCGCCCATTTTTCAAAGTCTGTTTCAGATACGTTTGCCCATCCATAAAAATATAATTGTGCGCCCAGCTTAAACCACTCTCCGGGTGCCTCATATTCTGTCCCGCAAGCGTTCATAAACTCTTGCGTAAAGTCCTGATATTTTAGTGCATTGTTTTTACGGTATTTTTCTTGAATGCTTATCCATTGGCCAGACACACAATGAATAAGCGCATCAATAGCAAATTCCTTGTCGAGAACATGAACCTTTACACCCTGTTCGCGCAGATCTTCAAGGCGGCAGCCGGGGAATATTTGTTGATATATTCTCAACGCCGCCGGCTTTAGTTTCTGTTGAAACTTCACGGTGCTAAGGTTGTTAAATTTTTCCGTAGCAAACAATTCGTTTCTCCGCCGTCGCCCTCATGTCGTTGTCAATTTCTATTCCGTGAAACTTTCTGTTCAGTTGTGATGCAGCTATCCCGGTGGTTCCCGAACCCATAAACGGATCGGCAACCATCTCTCCCGGATTTGTAGTTGCGTTAATAAGCCACCGCATTACTGAAACTGGTTTTTGTGCTGGGTGAACCTTTGTCTCTGCATCGTTGAAATTACTTTGAGGGACGGCGGCAACATGGCAGTCGAAGTCATTAAGTCCGTCCGTCCAGTTATTCCCTCCGAGTCTAATTTGTTTTTTTGAGTCTCTTCGCCTGTAAAAGAAAATAGGTTCCCAGGTTTGTTTAAACCCCTGCCTGCTTTGGGGGCTTTTGTTGTTTGGATAGTGCCAGATTAAAAGCTGTTGAAATTCGTATCCTGCAAAACTTTCATCAAACCATTTTTTCCCCTGCCACATAAACCTTTGAGAAAAAAAAGTCAGAATAAAATCAGCCCCGCATTGCGCCCACCTTGTCGCCCATAGCCGGGTTACGTCCTCTATTCCCCCGGCCCCAGGTTCCCATGTTTCCGTCAGTATTCCATAAGGCGGGTCAGTTATAAGAGCAGAGCATTTAATTACAGATTGATCTGCGGTAACAGTCCACAGTGGGCTTGTATCTTTAGGCGTTGCCTCTACTGCGGCAGTTTCTTTCTCTATTTGATTTGATCGTCTAATTTCTTTTTTTACGTCTTTAAGGTTCTTTTCGCCCCGTATAACCGCATTTGCTTCTTCCGGGTGTTCATCCATGAAAGCCGCAATCTTGCCGTCCCTCTTGATTGTAGCCGGTGAAACACCGTGTTCTTTGGCTAGGCGGTCGGCGGTCTTTTGCGGATTAAGGGGGTCATTTTGATCCCCTTTCTCTGGCCTGTGCGGTGCCTTCTTTGCCCTGTTATACCGTCTGCCTCGCAGCAGGCTCATCTGATCCGGCGTCAGGTTACGGCGCCCAAGCTGGTTTTTGTCGATCCAGTCTTCGGCGGCGTCCCTGTCCGGCAGGTCAATGCTTATTGTCCGATATGGGATGTCGAGACGTTCACAAATCTCATAACGGTTGTGCCCGTCTAATAAAATCCCCTGCCACGTAATTAAGGCATCGCGGCAGCCTTCCGCCACGATGTTTTCTTCCAATTGTGCCTTTTCTTCCGCAGACAATGGCGGGATTAAAGCCTGAAATTCTTTGTCGAGGATAATCATTTTTCTCCCACTTTTAAATAAAATCCTTAAAGGCCACTTTTTTACCTGTGGCCTCTTCGATTTTTTTAATAGTTTCTAATTGAGGCGAAAATCTTTTGTGAATTATGTTATAGACTGTTTGCCTTGACATTCCAAGCATTTCTGCCATTTTAGCTACGGGAATGCCGTATATTCTCAGGTAAGATTTAAGTTTCATGGCTACATAATAACACAGGAAAAAAACAAAGTCAAATAATTTTTATTGTAAAAAAGACTTGACATTAAAAAAAAAAGTAGTAAAATAGGCGTCAAGAAAACATAGCAACACCCCGAAGCCACGATCTCACGGCTGAGGCGACCTGCGGGTCAAAAGCGCTGAAATGCCACCTTGCAAACCACGAGATCAAAACGGCGTGTTCAGGCGGAATGGAACCTGGGCAAATGAGTAGGGGCCTGCCAAGGGCAAACACAGAACACGGAGGGCAGGCAGCATCACGCTTGAAGCAGCGGATTGGTAGCACACTACGCCCGCTGGCCCTCCACCAGGAGGCATTATGGAACGCTTCGTAAGGATTTCAGCAATCATCGTAGTCACCCTCGCGCTGGTTATGTGCGGGCTCTATTGGTCGCAGACGGTGAAGGTTCGCCAGGACATTATGAGCAAATCCGACGAGGATTACATTCTCATGGTGCTGCGTCAGAAGGCAGCCGATGACTGCGCCCGGCTTGAGGGTCAGACATTACAGACGACCATTTGTGAGGTTGTTTAATGCACATCAAAGTTAAGGATCATTTAGTTGAACTTCTTGAGGCTGAGGATCACCACCCGGATAATAGAGGCGGACTGATCATCGCGCTTGGTATTCTACTTTTGGCGTTCGGCGTTTCCGCTGCGGTGTTTGCGGTAATTTTGTAACTTCCTTGACGGTCGAAAGACCTGGGGAACGGGAGCCGGTTGAACTCTAAGGCGTACTCGGCATTTCAACCTATGTGCCGAAACAGGAGACAGTATCCGGCGTCATGGCAGAAAGGGAAAAGATGAAACACAAAATAGCGGTCATCCTTGCGCGTGTTCTTTGGTGGTGGATGACAGGGAAATGGGTTGGAGTGTCGGGATTTCAGGTGCAAGAGGCCGACCCTTTGCTTCGGCCGGAGGAACAGATGATTGCCCGGTTCAGCCGGGAAATCATGGCATATGGGGTTCCCAGCCGCGAAGAAATTTTAAACGGCGTGGCGCGTCGGGCGTTCGCTCACCCGCGCCATATATGCAGAAACCCGCGGAAACGTAATCATAATCAGACGGTAATTGAGGAATAACCCCGCAGCCGCCGGCGATGGACGGCAAGGGAAGCGTGCGACCCTTAGAAGATGATCAAAGGCGGAGCGGGTATTAGAAAAAGGAGATTGTATGGAACAAGCAAAATGGTTGGAGGAACGAAGAAAGGGCATCGGCGGCTCAGATATCGCCGCTATTATGGGATTATCGCCCTTCAAAACCGCTTATCAGGTTTACCGAGAGAAGCGCAAAGAGGTTGAGGATTGGCAGGGAAATGAGTTGACGGACTGGGGCAAACGCATGGAACCAGCAATCCGCCAATGGTATTCCGATAAGACAGGCCGCGACGTTCGCCTGCCCGATAAAATCATGTATCACCCGCAACACCCGTTCATGTTGGCCTCATTGGACGGCTTCACCGACGACGGGCGCGTGGTGGAAATCAAGACAGCTCGCAGCGGGCGCGATTGGGGCGAACCGGAGACGAATCATATCCCGGATTATTACGCCGTCCAGGTCCACCACTATATGACCATCACCGGATTTCAGGTGGCGGACATTCCGGTTTCCATCGCCGGCGGATCACCGTCCCTTTACATTGTCGAGGCGGATAAAGAAATCAGTGAAATGATTATTGAAGCCTGCGCGAAGTTTTGGGAGCGCGTTCAGAGCGGCAACCCTCCCGATCCCGTCACCTATGCCGACGCCGTGGCGCGTTTCGGTAAAATCAAAAGCGACGGGTCAATCATTGCCACAACTGAATTGATTGAAGCTATCGCCGGGTTGAAACAAATCCGGGCGCAGCTTGGGGCAATGGAA